ATGTCCAAGGCAAAAGCTATCCCACCATCGGCACCAACCACATTCGACTTGCTTGGTTTTCGCATACAGGCGGCTATCAACTCCCCTCGCGCGCAGAAGGCTCAGGCAGCCCTTCTAGAGCGAATGCCAAGCGACCGCCAGGCTGACTGGGATCGGCTTCTCGATGAGATTTCCGAGAACGACAATGTGACCATATTTCTCCGGGAGGATGGTCACGTTCAGGTTGCCTGGACCCTGCCCCCTCAGGATTAGCAAATTTTTCTACTCGATGCCCGCCGATTTGAGCGGGTTTTTTTTGGCCCGCCCATAAAATTATGGGAATACCCGTTGACACAAAATATGGGTGAACCTATATTTCAACCGTCGCCGCCGATACGGCAGCGTCGAGGCCAACAGGCCACCGCTCTTTAAAAACCAGCAGATGAGCCACCAGGCGCCGAGTTAAGCCGGCCGTTGAGCCCTGGTGGACAGTACGCAACGCAGCAAGCTTCCTCGCTCGACATGTCGACCCGCAGGTTTGCTGAGCAACAGCGATTTCCTCGATGCCCTTCTTGCGAGGGGCATCAGGGAAATCAACTGGAGGGATTCACGATGTTCAACATGGCAACCATGGCGGCTGATGAATGCCGCGCATACGCCGAAGAGCGCACCTACTACCGCTGGATCGACAAAGCGTCCGAGCTGCTCGGTCACCAGGTCGCCTTGGGTTCGCGGGAAGAAAGCGACCTGTATGACCTATACGCAGACGGCTGCACGCCGGACGAGGCTGTGACTGAGCTGCAGGCCCAGGCGGAACTGGCCAGTGCTGCCTGATTTCACTGGCTGGCCTTGGCAACAGGGCCAGACGGGAAATCAACCCCACGGAGCAACACCCCATGTTTGCAAAATTGTTCGGCAAGAAAGGTCGTGAAGCCCGCGCTGCAATGCAGGTAGTTCAGAACCGCGACCTGATGCAGGCGATCGTGTACGGCGCCTTCTACGTCGCCGCCGCCGACGGCGATATTGGCGAGGACGAGATCAAGAAGACCGAGAAGCTGATCGCCAACACGCCTCAGCTCAAGGGTTTCGGGCCGGAGCTGTCCAACACCATGGATCGCGCCGAGAAAGACTTCCACGACGGCGGCCACCGCATCCTGCGCATGAACGCCGAGAAGGAACTGAAAGACCTGGCGCACTCGCCTGAAGAAGCGGCCATCGTTATCAACGTCATGCTGACCATCGCCGAGGCCTCGGGCGACATCGACGACAAGGAAATGGCCGTCCTTGAGAAGTCGGCGAAGCTAATGGGGCTCAGCCTCAAGGACTATCTGTGATCCGTATCGCATCCTTCGGGATCATGGCCGCCGCCGTCGTATGGCTGGCCATGCGCGGCATCGACTACGGGACATGCGCCTGGTACGGCCATCAGACCGAGCGCGAAACCCGCTACGCAGCATTCGTTGGCTGCATGGTGAAGACCAGCAGCGGATGGGTGCCGCGCAACGAACTGCGCACCCAGCAGTAGCATCGCGTCAGTATGACGGAAACTGCCCGGTACACCTGGCTCCCCATCGCCAGGCTGCATCGGTGTGTGATCTGAATGCGCAAACCGCGCACAACTGGAAGTGGTCAGCCCGTCTGGCGTATGCCGGGGTAGCACCAGCGGTTACCAGGTAAAGCTGAGCCGAAAAAATGACCCCGGCGCCGAGCCGGTCAGATCACACACCCATGCAGACCTTAAGGTGCAAGCCCGTGCGCCTTACAGCCCATAAGACCCACCCCCATCGACCTTAAACCGACTGCATCGGTCGTGACGTTCGCCCTCCCCTTGGTCCGGGAGGTAGACGGCAGCGAGCGTCACGACCAATGCAGCCAGCCCGTAAGAGCAAATCATGGACACGATCACCATCGGCGCATGGATCGGCCACCTCGGCCGTGGCCTGGCGCCTCGCGAATTGCAATGCCTTCTCGAGGTTGCTCGAGGACTTACCACCAAAGAAATCGCAAGAAGCTTCGGTATCAGCGAGAGCGGCGTAGAAAAACGCCTCGGAGACGCGATGCTGAAGCTCAAGGTTCGCCGGCGAACTGCTCTCGTAGCAGAAGCGGCTTACCAGAAGATCATCACTCCGCTCTGCCTCGCCTTGGTCTGTTTTGTGGCAATGCATGCCGCCAGTAACGACAGCGACCCAATGCGCCGCGACCGCCGTGCGCCGGAGCGCCGCACCGCCCAAGTTCGAATCGTTCGCAAGGCTGAGGCCTTCGAGCTTCACGCCTGACCCACTGAGGACCACCCCATGCAAGCAGCCATCCAACAAAGCCAGGACAAACTCGAAGCCCTGCGCCAAGAAGTGATCACGGCCACCGAGGCATTCCGCGCCAAATCGCGCTTCTTCGTTACCCAGAGCGGCAAAGGCTGGGCCGTCGTCTCGGCAAGCAACAACCGCGTGTATGGCCGCAACACCAGCTATGCCCAGGCAGTGCGCTATGCGCAGAGCCTGGAGCGCGCGATCGACGCAAAGACCCTCCCTGTCGTGGCCGTGGTCAAGTTTCGGCAGGTCGGTGAAAGCGCAACTCGCTGGGCTGCCCTCTTTGCCTTGGCGCTGATCTTGTTGGCCGGGGCGGCGTCGTCATGAGCCGCGGGGTAAACAAGGTCATCCTGGTCGGCACTTGCGGCCAGGACCCGGAAGTGCGCTACCTGCCCAACGGCAACGCGGTCACCAACCTCAGCCTGGCCACCAGCGAGCAGTGGACGGACAAGCGCTCGGGCGAGAAGATCGAGCGCACCGAGTGGCACCGCGTATCTCTGTTCGGCAAGGTCGCGGAGATCGCCGGCGAGTATCTTCGCAAGGGCTCCCAATGCTACATCGAGGGCAAGCTGCAGACCCGCGAGTGGGAGAAGGACGGCATCAAGCGCTACACCACGGAAATCGTGGTCGACATAAACGGGACCATGCAGCTGCTCGGAAGCCGGCCACAGGGTCAGCAGCCTGGGCAAGCGCCAGATCGGCAGCCAAGGCAACAACAGCGCCCGGCGCGCCAACAGCAGAACCAGCAGGCGGCGCCACCTGATCACGACAGCTTCGACGACGACATACCGTTCGCGCCCCTCCACCACCTGGCCGGTGCGTAGCCATGAAGCGGCGGCAGCGTGTTCACCCACCCGCGTACTACCTTGGCCGCGCCTGCCGCGAGAACAGCCAGTCACGCGATGCCCAGCCATACGAATGGCTCACGGTGAACTGCGGCTGGCGGCTTGCCGGCTGGCATGACCGAGACATGGAGCTTTCCGCTTGAAACGCATTACCGCGCGCGTCCGGCATGGCCGGCGACAGCAGCACATCAGCCTGCCGCCAAGCGGGCTAGCAGAAGCTCGAGGAGTCGCGCCGCATGAGAATCGACCTTCCCGGGCAGTTCGACCTGCCGATTCAGGTTTCCCACCAGTCGCCCTCAACACCTGAGGGAAGCAAGGTGGAACTGGCTGAGCGCATAGCCAAGGCACTGATTAAATACGAAGCGCGGCCATCTTCGGCGCTGTGGATCGAAATCCAGGCCTGCGCCAAGGCAATCCTGAAGTAACAACCTCCCCGAGTTATCACTACCCGCCACCAGCCATGGAGGGCGGCCTACACCCTGGAGAAAGTCATGACCCAATCTGTACTGCAATCCATCGCCGCCGCCGACCTGCCGGAGCGCGGCCAACCGCTGGCAGGTGGCATCTTCGTTACCCGCTACTGGCTGAACGGGCAAGAGCGCGCCCTGGTGCTGATGCCTGATGAGTTCGAAGGAGCCTGGGGCGAATACGGCACCAAGATCGAGGGGACTGGAAGCTACAGCGACGGCGAGGCCAACACCCGCGCCATGGCCGAGGCCGGCAGCCAGATCGCCATCAAGGCCCTGGAGCTGGGCGCATTCATCCCGTCTTGCCTGGAAGGCCAGCTGCTGATGGCAGCCAAAGCCGATGGCCTGGTGACCCTGCGCGAAGACGGCTGGCACTGGCTGAGTTCGCAGCGTTCCGCCGACCTCGCCTACATCATGGACTTTGAGGGTGGCTGGCTCCACTACTACGGCACCCTCAAGGACCGCGAGTTCCTCGTCCGCCCCGTCCGCAGCCTCATGATTCAGTAATTCACCCCTTCATTCCTTTCTCTGCAGGCGATTCCGGGTTCGCCAGGAAAGCGTTCAGACCAGAAGCACGCCGGGAAGCGCCGGCCGCCTGCCCCAATTTCCATTAGGAGCACCCCATGGAGCAAGTCAGCATCAGCATTGACGCCAGTGTGGCGTCCCGAATCATCCAGCGCGAGTTCGATCGCCTCCTGAACTACGCGGCCATCGACGCCGTGCCAGCCGGCGTCCCGGCCTTGGGCTCTTACTGGCCAGGCCAAGGCGGCTATAACGCCGGCTTGGTGCGCGGCGAGGACGGCGCGCCGGACTACTACCTGATTGTGCCGCAACTGACCGAGCAACTGAGCGCGGCCTGGGGCGGCTATGGCGAGGAAGTCGAGGGGGCGAGCAGTGCCAGCGATGGCCTGGCCAACACCCGAGCCCTACTGGCCGACAGCAATGAACACCCGGCCGCCAAGCTGGCCAGCGAGTTCACCGCTGACGGGCACAACGACTTCTACCTGCCCGCTCGGCGCGAATTGCAGTTGGCCGAGGCGAACGTTCCAGAGCTGTTCGAAAAGGCCTACCACTGGTCGTCTTCGCAGCGCTCCGCCTACTACGCCTACTTCATGGGCTTTGAGGATGGCTGGCTCAACGACTTCCGCAAGAGCGTCGAGTTCCTCGTCCGCCCCGTCCGCAGATTTATTCCGTAATCCAATTCTTCATTCCTGGGCGCCTCGGCGCCCCCGCTTTTAGGAGGCCAGGATGGCCCTGCACACAGAGCTTGAAATCCACAAGGTGGCCGAGGAACTACTCGGCCTTTCGCTCGACCTGGTCCGGAATATCCCGCGCGACCTCAAGCAGGTCGTCGGCTCGAAGATCCGGGACGAGTGCCTTCAAGCCCTGGTGCTGATTGGCCGGGCCAACATGTCCCGGGACAAGCTCCCACACCTGAATCTCCTGCTCGAAAGCGTCTGGATGCTGAACTACCTGCTGCGCGCCCTCACCAACAAGGGCTTGATCAGCAAGGGTCAGCACGCCAAGGCAATGAAGCTAACGGCCTCCGTAGGTCGCCAGGCCAACGCCTGGAAGAAATCCGCAACCGCGTCCGCTGCTTGAGGGTTACGGCCCTCTTGCCTGCACGCTGAATCTGGTCGTGCCGCTGATCTGTGATCACCGCCATGCGCAGCACGGATACCGCCAGCACATGCTGGTAGGTCCGGCGCAGTTTCCAGGCTGAGCAATCGTCCTGGCGACGTAGATAGCACGATAGGTCGCAGCGCTCCGCCAACAACGCCTACAACATGGACTTTGAGGATGGCTGGCTCAACAACAACCACAAGAACAACGAGTTCCTCGTCCGCCCCGTCCGCAGATTCGCCCGTTGCGAGTTTTACCTTCGAGGAACTGGCCCAGGCCTACTACGATTGCCGACGGCACAAGCGGAACACCGCGAGCGCCCGGCGCTTCGAAGTCGACATGGAGGCCAATCTCCTCGACCTATTCGACGATCTTCAGGCTGGCACCTACCGGCCTGGCCGCTCAATCTGCTTTGTGGTCACCCGGCCAAAGGCCCGCGAGGTGTGGGCCGCCGACTTCCGCGACCGCATCGTGCACCACCTGCTGTACAACCGCATCGGCCCCGGCATAGAGCGCAGCTTCATAGCGGACAGCTGCGCCTGTATCCCGGGACGCGGCACGCTGTACGCCGGTAAGCGCATGGAGGCGAAGATCCGCAGTCAGACGCAGAACTGGTCGAAGCCTGGCTTCTACCTCAAGTGCGACCTGGCCAACTTCTTCGTGTCGATCGACAAGCGCGTGTTGGGCCGGCAGCTGACCGAACGGATTGAAGATCCGTGGTTCAGACAATTGGCCCTGCAGGTTCTGATGCACGACCCGCGAGAGAACTACATCGAGCGGAGCCCGGCACACCTGTTCAACCGGGTACCGCAGCACAAGCGCCTCACCGCGCAGCCAGCGTACCTGGGCCTGCCCATCGGCAACCTGTCGTCGCAGTTCTTCGCCAACGTCTACCTCGACGCCCTGGACAAGTTCTGCAAGCACACGCTCAAGGCCAAGCATTACATCCGCTACGTCGATGACTTCGTGCTGCTGCATGAGTCGCCGCGACAACTGAACGACTGGCTGCGCCAGATTGAAGACTTCCTGCCAAGCCTGGGCGTCAGGCTAAACCCGTCGAAAACCATCCTGCAGCCAATTGACCGAGGCGTGGACTTCGTCGGGCATGTGATCAAGCCCTGGCGCCGCACTACCCGCAAGAAGTCAGTGGCCCAAGCTATGAAGCGGACAGCTGCAGCACCTGCCGAAGACTTGCGCCAGACAGCCAACAGCTACTTCGGACTGCTTGGCCAGGCCAGCCATAGCCAGAAAGACCGAGCAGCGCTGGCCAACCTGGTGCTCCGGCGCGGGCATGTGATCAACGGCGCGCTAACTCAGACCTACCCGAAACAATAGCGCTGCCCGCCAGCGCCTCCCCTATTCAACGATAACGCCTCCCCGGCGAGGATCACCGATGCCCATCACCTACGGAAGCGTCTGCAGCGGCATTGAAGCTGCGACCGTAGCCTGGCACCCGCTGGGCTGGCGTGCCGCCTGGTACGCCGAGATTGAGCCATTCCCCTGTGCGGTACTGGCCCACCACTACCCGGACACGCCGAACCACGGAGACATGACCCGCCTGGCTGCCATAGTGCTGTCCGGGAAGATCCCGGCCCCCGAGGTTCTGGTCGGCGGCACTCCCTGCCAGGCCTTTAGCGTGGCCGGCATGCGCGAAGGCCTTGCCGATCCCCGCGGCGCCCTCACCATCAAATACGTGGAGCTGCTCGATGCAATTGACCATGTTCGAATTAAGCGCGGCGAGCCCGAGGCCGCCTGCCTCTGGGAAAACGTCCCCGGCGTCCTCTCCGACAAAGGCAACGCGTTTGGCTGCTTCCTCGGCGCCCTGGTGGGCGAATCCGAAGAACTCCAACCGCCAGGGGGCAAATGGAAGGACGCTGGTTGTGTGTATGGACCCACGCGAACAGTCGCATGGCGGGTTCTGGATGCCCAATATTTCGGCCTGGCCCAACGACGCCGTCGTGTGTTCGTTGTCGCAAGTGCTCGAGCAGGGTTCGATCCCCTTGAAGTACTTTTTGAGCGCGAAGGCGTGCGCCGGGATACTCCGCCGCGCCGACGCGAGGGGCAAGACGTTGCCTGCACCCTTGATGCACGTACTGAAGGCGGCGGCTTCCCAGGGACAGACGGAGCAACTGGCGGACATGTAGTAGCACCTCCCGGCTGGCCTATTTCGGTACACGGTACGCAAGATCCGGATGTGCTAAGCGATCATGCACACACCCTTGGCCGAAATAACGGTCAAGAGAATGCGATATTTGCGATACAGGCCGGTGCATTTCGCATCAATCCGGCGAGCGGCCCAGATGGCGTAGGCGTACAGACCGATCACGCCTACACCCTGGAGGCGCGTGCTGAAGTTCAGGCCGTGGCCTTAGCCTTTCACGAAAATCAGCGCGCCGAGATTAGTGTGAGCGATACAGCTGGAACAGTGAAATGCGCAGGCGGCAAGCCTGGGCAGGGATATCCAGCTGCAATTATTGGCTCAGCCGTCCGCCGCCTAACCCCCCGCGAGTGCGAATTTCTCCAGGGTTTCCCCGGCGACCACACCCGCATCCCCTATCGCGGCAAGCCAGCCGATGAATGCCCGGACGGGCCGCGCTACAAGGCGATAGGCAACAGCAAGGCCGTGTTCGTCGTCCGCTGGATCGGCCGGCGCATCCAACAACAACTTGAACGACTCGCTTGAGGTGTCCCATGCCCACAGAAAACCGATCCAGCAACACCGAGATGGTCAGCGTGCCGCGTGCTTTGGCTGAGCGCATATCCAATATCTGCATGTTCACCATGTACAAAGAGGACTGGAGGGCGCTAAGCGAGATCCTGGCCAAGCCAGCCGATCAGCACCAGGGCGAACCGCTTCCGATCACCAACGACATGTACCGGCTGATGGAAGCGTGCCGTTTAGACGAGTTCAAGGACGAAGGCGGATCAGAAACCGTTGAGGCTTTGGCGGTGGCATCTTTAGATGCCAAGTCCAGCATGGGCCATGATGCCGATAGCTACATGGCTGGCTATAGTGCTGCTTTGTATGAGCAGGCAGAACCATTTATCTGGATGTCTCTCAGCTCGCAAAGCCAGCTCGAGACGGAGGCGAAGTCGTGAAGACGCATTTCGCACCATTCACCGACTTGGATGATCTTGAGCAAGCGCCGTGCGGCACCTGGCTAGGGGAATCCTCCGAGCTGTCAGGCGACTGGGCCAATGTCGATTGCCGGCTGTGCCAGAAGCGCAAGAAAAAGCTCACCAGATCTTCAGCTGCCGAAGAGCGCGCAATCATCGAGCAGATGGGCGACATGGCGGCCTTCATGCGCGCGGAAGACTCCGCCTCGCAAGAGAACATTTGTACCCTTCAGCTCTAACCCCTCTCCCCTCTATTCACTGCCGCGATATGGCGGCCAAGGAATCCCCGTGCGCGAAGAAAAAGTCGTGATGTACGAATCCCCCGAAGCCGCCAGCCTCCAGACCGTTACCGGCTGGGTGGATGCGACAGGCCGTTTCTGGGGCAAGGACGAGCACATGGCCCGCTACTGCGGGTCGACCCACCGCCACTGCGCGAAGAACCCAGAGCATCCCATCCATGCCACAAACGGGTGGTGCGCTGCCTGTCACGCAGAGAACCGGGCCGCCAAGTTCGCAGCCATGCCGAAGCGCGTGTGGGCCGGCGAAGCAATCACTGAATACGACGGCGACCAGTACTTCTTCGACGAGGAAGGCCTGCGGGACTACCTCATCGAACATGAGGTCGATCTGGTCGACCTGAAGCTGGTGTTCTGCACCCCGAACTACCCCAGTCAGATCGATCCGAACGACCACTTCTGTGACGACCTGCCTGAAGATGGCGAACTGAACGACGACCAACTGCTCGCAGCATTCGAATTGCTCAACGAGATGATTCGCAAGTGCCCGCCATTGTCCTGGTCGCCAGGTCATGAGGCGGTCGAGTTGCCGCAGGCCTTCATCGACATGGTTACCCATGAACGCTTGGAGTCTCAGGAATGACCCGCCTCGCCCTCTGCCTCCTGCTGCTGGCCACCGGCGCCAGCGCAACCGAACTGCCGTCAGGCGTCTGGACCTTCGAAGACAAGCCGCGGGGCGTCGTCTGCTACGTGATGGGGTCGCTTGGCAATGACTCGATCAGCTGCGTGAAGGTATGGCTCCCGCAAGTAGCGGAAAGCCAGCGCCAGCTCTCCCCGCACGAAACCCAACCAGAACCTACACCTGCTGCCGCGCCGGCGGCCTGGAATGATGAGAGGTATCAGTTGTGACTGAACTCGAAGAGCTGCTACTGGCCGCGAAGGCCGCCGGGCTTGAGGTTGAGCCGTGCACCTGCAGAGACCCTAAATGGCCGCTGCGCATCAAGGGGCAGTCGGGCACCCGGGCGCATTGGAACCCCAACATCAACGATGGCGACGCTTTCAAGCTGGCCATTGACCTAGGAATGCAAGTCAACGTCGAAGGCTCTGGCGAGGATGAGGCCGTCTGGGCTGAAGACACCATGATCTGGGTGAACAGCGAGTACGCCCAGGGTGATCGCCGGAAGGCCGCGCGCACGGCCATTGTCAGCGTTGCCTCCCAGCGCGGGGAGAAGATGCCATGACCGACCTGATCGAAGTGAGGGTATCCAACCTGGTCGGCGAGGCCTTGGGCTGGGCAGTAGGCAAGGCTGAAGGCCTGGACCTGCAGCTGGCCCCGCCCGGCTACAACGGCGTGCCGTGGCGTGTGTTCGCGCTGTACCAAGGCCAGGCCATCGAGCACACCAAGCGCTACAACCCGTGGGAAGACTGGGCGCTGGGCGGGTCGATTATTGACCGGTTCCGCGTAGACCTCTCGTCGCCCCCGGTCATAGACACAAACAACGAGATCGGCTGGCAGGCTCGACCTGATGATGGAAGGACGTTCTGGCATTCAGGCGGCACAGCCCTGATCGCCGTGTGCCGGGCCGTCGTCGCCGCCAAGCTCGGCGATACCGCCCAGGTGCCCAAGGAGCTGATTCCATGCCCAGCATGATCAAGGTGCAAACCTGCGACCTCGCAGGCAAAGCGCTGCTCTGGGCCGTCGAGTTGGTAGACGGCCCGATGCCGGCGGCGGCCGGCCAGCTGCAACTGCCTCTGGGTGGCCAGGCCATCGACGACGCGACCGGCGAGTATCTGATCCAGAAGCACGGCATCTGGATCGATCGCGGCTACAGCTGGCCATGGTTGGCCTGCGTGTCAGGTCATCCGTTGGACCGCCAGCCCGGCGACACCCGGGCAGAAGCTGCAGCCCGCGCTGTGGTGCACCACGCCCGAGGCGAAACCATCAACGTGCCGAAGGAGATGCTGCTGTGACCGTGATCCTGCCCCTGATGTACATAGCCTACCTGATCTACAAAGGACCGCGACCATGAAAGCGCGCATGACCTACTGGAACGGCTCCTGGTGGTGCCGGCGAATGGGGTGCACCGGCCAGGGCTCGACGATGAAAGAGGCCTGGGACGACATGTGGAAGCTGTACTTCGAAGCCGTCCGTCCTGCTCGCCCGCAAACCTTCCATTCGCCGCGCGTCCGCTGCGGCTGAATAGAGCTCACCCCTCCCCCAACTACTCAAGCCCGCCGACATGCACGGGCATGGAGAGCTATTGCCATGACAAAAGAAGAACTGGCCGCCCAACTGAACGGCCTCGAATACACGACCCGAATCCCCGGCGCGCTGATCGTCGCAGCACAGAGCGCAGGCCTGGTGATCCTCTGCGGCGCGAGCGACGACCTGATGGAATTCTACGGCGCCCGGCGCGAGGAGATCGGCTGCTACGCCGGTGGCACCGCATTTGTTGACGCAGGCGGCGTTCTCCCTGATCGCGATTGCCTGGATGGCGACGAAGAACTCGCCGAGTACGTGCAGCGCCAGAAGCTGGCAAAGCCGATCGAGGCGCTGTGGTGCAAAGAGCCCGGCTATAGCTGGACCTACAAGACCGATATCCCGCACGCGACCTTCGAAGTCGTTGAGGACGAAGAACCCTACTGCCGCGGGATCGTGTTCGCCCTGGCTGACCTGGCCTGACCACCAACCTGCCGCCACCGGCGGCGTGGAGACCATCCCATGGAAACCGAGATCCTTTCGGACGAAGAGCTGGCCGAACTGACCGGCTACAAGGCCAGGGGCTATCAGCGCCGCTGGCTTTCTGAAAAGGGCTGGCATTTTGTAGAGAGCCGTGGCGGCCGCCCACTTGTAGGCCGCCAATACGCCCGCCAGAAGCTCAGCGGGGTGGTTATCGAAACCGTCCCCGTCGCTGCAACCCCGCCACCAGCAACGCCAGCGTGGACACCTGACTTCTCCCGAGTGAAATAAAATGCGACCAAGGAAGACCGAAAACCGTGATCTGCCTCCCGGCATGTATCGCCGTAAAAGAACAAGAGCCAATGGCAAGGTTTGGGAGGCTCTTTACTACCGGGACAGTTCGGGGAAGGATATTTTTCTCGGGAACGACTTGGTGAAAGCCAAGCTTAAATGGGCGGAACTGGAGGCTAAATCCGTACCGAAAGACCTGACGATGATGAAAGGCATCTTCGACCAGTATCTGCTGAAGATCATCCCGGGCAAGGCGACCCGGACGCAGAAAGACAATATCTATGAGCTGAAACAACTGCGTGAAGTATTCGATTCGGCACCCATAGACGCAATCACGCCAGCCATGATTGCGCAGTACCGAGACTCGAGAACGGCAAAGACCAGGGCGAACAGGGAAATCGCCCTTCTCTCGCATGTGTTCAATACTGCGCGGGAATGGGGTCTGACCACCAAAAACAACCCCTGCCTGGGCGTGCGCAAGAACAAAGAGAAACCACGCGACTACTACGCCAACGAGGCTGTATGGCAGGCAGTGTACGAGGAAGCAGCGGATGAGCTGAAGGATGCAATGGACTTGGCATACCTCACCGGCCAACGGCCAGCGGATGTGCTTTCTATGCGGAAGGACGATATGGAGGGGATCTATCTGCTGGTAAGTCAGGGCAAGACAGGGAAGCGGCTGAGGATCATGCTGCAGACGAATGGCGTGAACAACAGCCTGGGCACTCTGCTAGACCGCATCATACGCCGTAACAGCGAGCACCTCTCGCCGTTCTTCATCCTGAATAGCAATGGCAAGCGATTGTCGTGGGAGATGCTGCGCAACCGTTGGCAGGACGCCAGAGAGTCGGCGCGGGTAAAGGCAATAGGTAATAAGCAACCGGAACTAGCTAACCGAATTGCTCAATTCCAGTTCAGAGATATACGCCCCAAAGCAGCATCCGAGATCAGTGACCTGACCGACGCAAGCTTGCTGCTTGGCCACTCGAAGGAGGGAATCACCGAGCGGGTTTACCGCCGTGTCGGCGCCATCGCCAAGCCTTCCAAGTGA